CCCGGCCTTTGACAAACGCGAGGAAGTCATCAGCGGCATCCTGGCCAATTGTGACCGGATCAGCTTTGACAACCAGCCCGCGATTGTGATCTGACCACAGGTGATTCGCCGCCGCGCCGGCCTCATCTCTGCTGTATAGCTTTTGACCTGGCGGCGTATACTTGCTCGACAGGCCAATGGCCCTCGCATCAATGTACCAAGTTTTTGCGTTGCGGCGCTCATGAACCGGCAGTGCGTACTGTTGGGTTGCCATGTCTCTCTCCCTGTTTCTTGCCTAATTAATATAAGTATCTTGTCGGTCAACGACAAGCAGCAAACGCAAAAAGAGACAGTTTGAGACAGTTTTTGAGACAGTTTGCAAAAAAACAGCCGCCAAGGCGCAGGCCCAGACGGCTATTTATTCAACGATTTCAGGGGGAAGGGTTTGGTGGAGCCAGACGGGATCGAACCGACGACCTCCTGCTTGCAAAGCCGCTTAAACCTGTAGCTGTACCGTTGAAAACCGTGAAAAACCGCCACTTTTTGCGGTAATCAGCGTAGAACTATAAAGAACCATATACAAGTTTTTGAGACAGTTTGAGACAGTCAGCGGGAGAAGGTAGCGACGTTGGTGGGTTTGCCGCCCACGCCCTGGCGGCGTGATCGCTTGCGGCGCACGGCTGATGTTCTTTCAGCCTTGGTCATGCGGGCAGCTTTCGCTGCCGGCACACATTTGGGGTAGCCTCGTTTGCTTTTTGAGGCTGAGGATCTGCCGCACTTCTGGAAGCCACCGCCCTTCTTTGGAGCGCTGATGTCTACCCAGTCCTGCTTGAACCACTTCTTGAGGCTCATGGCTTTTTGCCTCGATACTTGCCGCCGCGCTTTTTGTACTCACGCACCAGCCAGGCATTTGCATAGGCCGATGGATAGACATCGAACTTTCGCTTGGCCGCAGCTTTTACAGTGGCGTACAGCTTGGGGTTGGTTGGCTTAGGGCCACCAGACTTTTTCTTAGGAGGCATGGCGCACCTCAGACGCGGCTGTAGCTACGGCCACCCATGCGGCCCTTGCTGCGTGCGGCCTTCTTCTTGCCGGCCTTCTTTGCAGCCTTCTTGGCCATCGCCTTCCCCTTGGCTGTGTAGGGGAACTTTTTCTTTCCTACCATTGGCATATTAGCAATCCCACTTCCTAAGAGCTTTGTTGATACGACTATTCGGATCACGCGCCGTCTTCTTGCTGGTGAGCTTTTTCTTCATGCCACTCATCCGCGCACAGAAGGACTTGCGCCGTGCTGCCGCCTTGGGCGACTTCTTGGCCTGCTTCTTAGATACAGGCGGTTTCAGGTTCATGCCGGCACGCTTGGCTGATGCGCGGCCCTTACGGTTCAGACCGCCAGACGGCGACTTGCCGGCCTTGCGTGTCCAGGCTGGTGACTTAGGCATTGGCAAGATCCCTCATGCGCTTGACCAAACGCTTGGCGCGATTTGGCACCTGGTCGTGCCAGCGCGAATCGACCATCTCATCCGCAGCGGCGTCAAACCGGCGGGCATCCACCTCACGCTTCATGCCGACGAATTTGCTGAGACGCGGACGGCCCATATTGAACATCATATTTGCAATGATGAGCTGGGCTTCTTCCGGCAGCTCATCAAAGTCATCGTAAAGGCTGCGGCAGTCTTCAATGGTCACAGCTATGTCCAGAGAGAACACCCGGCGCACCCGCTCCTCATCGACCGGCGTGCCTACTGGCTGGCCGTGTTCTGGATCGTCTTCTTTGACCAGGTGGCCTATACCAAAGGTCGGCAGGCCGAGGTGATCGAGGTAGATTTCAAACTTGCAGCCCTCGTCCTCAGCCAGCTCCTCGCGCAGCTTGTCCTTGTTCATTTCTTTGCCTTCACCTTGCCAACAACGCCCTCAAGCATCCCGCCACCAAAGTAGAACGCCAGGATGGTCAGCATCGCTTCACCGAGATAGAAGTCATCTATGACTTGCTTGATGTCAGGGATGTTGGTTTTGCCCAGTAGCGTCATCACCAGTACCAGCGCGAAAGACGCCAAAAAGGTGGCAGTGAACATCAGGGCTAGATAGCGCTGGGCTACCTTGAAGGGTGCATACGCGGCCATCGTGTCGATCTTGGCTTGCGCCTTCACACGCTCCATTTCTTCATCGGAGCTGTGGACATCATCAATGAGATCCATGCCCTTTTTGATTACATCGCCATTGCCAAGAATGGATGCCAATACTCCAAGCATTACTTTTTGTCTCCCATTTGCGTGAAGCCCATATATGCGCCCACAACGCCGCTCAACGAGATGTAAAGCAGCGGGCTGACCTCACTGAGTAACTTGATGCGGGTGTCAGGTATGAAGGGCATGAACAGCAAGATCGTGTAGACGCCCATACCCATCAGAGCGAACCGTGCCAGCCTGAGCTGCGCCAGGTGTTTGCGGCTTTTGTCTTCTGTCTCGCGTATCTCGCGGGCGCGTTCTATTTCTGCGTCTGTGACTACGCCATCATTGTCGAGGTCATCGCGATCAATCTCTCTCGACCTCTGCAGCTTTTTCTGGGCCACTATTCGCCGCCGAGATTGGCCTGCATATTAACGATGAAAGCATTGACCGCCTCAGCCAGCTCAGGATCTTTGCCTGGCAGCACCGCCAGTCGGCCTAGTTGCACCGACAGCGGGTTGACGCCACGGTTGCTGGCTTGAGCTGTAGTTTTGAGCCAACGGATGAACTTTGGTGAAGTCATAAGTTTTGCGGCATAGCGTGGCGCAAGCAAAGCACCGCCACCGGCTGCTGCGGCAGATGCCGCCCCACCAACATCACCGGCAAGCGCCAATCCACCCGCTTGAGCCAAAGCCACGCCGGTTGCAGCGATTTGTGAAAAGCCAGCTAAAGTCACACCCGACCGCGACCGGTTGATCTCACCAATGTTCTCTACCGCCACGTCAGCTAGGCGGGCCAAAGAATCTAGCTCTTTGCGAACTTCTTTGAACCTGGGCGCACCAAACAAAATGTCTTTGCTGCGCTTGTCCATGTTGCGCCAGTTGGTCAAAAAGACATTGGCAGACCATTCGCCGCCACCTTCAGTGGCAGAACCGCGCACACCCATGCGGCCAAGGACGCTTGCAGTTACAGCGTCACGCTCATCTCTAGTCAAAACCTTGAAGACATCTCTGATGCGCTGACCACCGCGCTTGCCTTCACTCATGGCAAAGCTAAACACCTGGCTATCAAGGTTTTGCCGCGCAATTTTATCTATTGTCTTGAGCTGATCGTTTGCGGTTTGCCGCGTGTAATCATTTGCGCGGCGCAACAGGCGTGCTGCGTCTGGGTTTGCTGCAGATACCGCGCTGTCGATATCTTCAGTCAATGCCTTGTAGATGCTTGGCAGCTTTTCATCACCGGCCTTGAAAACCCTGACAGTCTGTCCCGGCAAAGTTGACCCGACCGCCTTGCCCAAGTTGGTGCGAATCGACCTTGCGGTTCTCAAGTCAATTTGACCGCCAGCAGCGTCTGCGTCTTTCAAAATGGCAGCAATCTGACGCAATGCCGGCGCATACTGATCTTTTAGAGCCGTTGGGGCTGCAGCCAGTTCTGTTTTTAGCTCTGCCTCTAACGCACGCAAACCGCCAACTGAAACGCCAATGTTTCCAGCCGCGTCATAAGCCGCATCATACAACTGATCTTTTTTGGCCCTTATGCGGTCGGCAGTTGCAAGCGCACCAGCCCTGATCGTACTGCCGATGACCTCTGGGCTACCTTGCGGATCTCCGTATTTTCTAGCAATCCGGTTGGCAGCGTCACCTAGCTCGTCAATTACGCGAGCGCGGTTTGTTCTAATAATATCTGAGGCAGTGAAAAACGATGCAAGACCTTCTTCAGCCTGAGCGACAGAAGGTCTGCCAGTCAGCGTGGCCGCAGTTGGTTGCACACCCAGTCGAGCAAAGTCTTCAGCACGCTGCCCAGGCGACACGCCGGTCAGTCTTTGTGTGCCTTTTTGGATGCCGGTTTTGACTGCCCTAGTTGCAGCGTCACCAAGCCGGCCACCTACCATCTCAATACCGATATTTGTTGCCGCCTTGCCAACCTCCTCAACTGGAGTGCCACGCGGCACAGCGCCGCCAGACAGTGCATCAATCGTGCGGTCATATACCTGACCCATAAACTCAGAGCCAAGTGCCGCGCCTGCAGGCACGGTGTAAATTTCTTCTGGCACGGCAGCTTGGGGGCCGAGGTTGCCGGCCACCAGCGGGATTGCACCGCCAACAATGCCCCCGCCTGTTTCAGCAAGCACTCGCCCGCCCTCAACAATGTCGCCCATGTCAACGCGGGGCGGTATCACAGATTGGATGAAACCAGGCGGGTCAAGCACTTGAATACTGCCGTCGTCCTGTTGGAAATAAATCGCGTCAGGGTCAATCTTTTTCCGCAGGGCAGCGTTGTCTGGGTTTTTGGCTAACAAATCTGAGCCACGGCGCACCACATCGTAATACTGCCCAAGAACATCGACCTTTTGACCGTCAGGCACAGACGCAAGTATTTGCCGGATTGCTATCGGCGCTCCGGTCAGGTTTTCAGCTAATCTTGCCATGTTTCACCTACAGCGTGATGTCGCCAACTGTGTCGTTGGCTGCGGCCTCCGGGACGGTGACTACGTTTAGCGTCGGTATT